TCAGATGAACAGGAAGCCTTCTTCGCGCTGCTCGTAGGGCGAGGGGGCCGATTCATTGGCCAGCACTCGCCCGATTGCCATTGCTGCTGCCACCGCGCCGTCAATGCGTCCCCGCGCTCGGTCCTTGGTGAACTTCTCGTTTTCGGCCGCGTCCTTGTCAGCCACTACGTTGGCGAAGCACATCCGCAAGAGCGGGTTCCCGCCGTGGCGAAAGTGACCGCTGAGGATTGCCCGCTTCAGTTCCTTTACAGGGGCGGCCATGCTGGCAAAGCCTTGGCCGAACTGGTTGATGGCAAACCCCTCTGCCTGAAGAGCTGTGCTGACAGCCGTGGAGTTCCAGCGATCAATGGCGATTTCCTGAACAGCATACCGTTCGCCCAGGGCGGTGATGTGATCCACGATGGCGGAGTGATCCACGACGTTGCCGGGCGTGAGGGTGAGATGCCCTTCTTCTGCCCAGCGCAGATAGTCGGCCTGGTCGCGCTCTCCCTTCTTGGCGATGCCCGCCTCTGGCAGGAAGAACATGGGCAGCACGTCATACCGCCGGGCCTCGCCATCGCCGTCCGGAAACACGGCTACAACCGCCGTCAGATCCTCGACGCTGGACAGGTCAACGCCGATCCAGCACGGCCGCCCCATGAGCTGGTCGATCGGCGTCATTGCCTCAGCTGTGTCATACACATCCAGCGCCAGCCAGGGGTTGGCCGCACCCTCCTGCCACTGGTTGAGGTGGAAGCGGCGGAAGTCGGCAATCTCGGCCGGGAAATGTTCGATCCTGCGGGCCTTGATTCGCAGTTCCTCAAGCGAACAGAAGCCGGCCTCAATGGCCGGGTTGGCAGCGTGCCAGGCGGCTTCATCCCGCCAGTCGGCCGCCGGGTCAGCGGCAAAGATGATCGGGGCGAAGCTTGGGTCTTCCACTTCGCCAGAGGCCACCTTCTGGGAGTATTGCCACAGATCCCATGCAAGACCGCCTTGCCCCTCGCCTGCGGTGGAAATGACAACCGTGAGCGGGTTTGACCGCTTCACCATGGAGTCGGTGACGGTCTTGAACAGCTTGCGGCCCTCTCCCAAGGGCCAGGCATGGATTTCATCGGCCAGGAAGAAGGACACGTTCAGGCCGTGTTTCGAGTAGGCTTCCGACGAGATGGCCTTCAGCGTGCTTTTGGTGCGAGGATGGATAAGCGTCTTCCGGCTCTCAACCGGGCGGACCAGGCTGGACAGGGTATCGTCCTGCAGAACAAACTGGTGGGAGGAGTTGAAGGCGATGCTGGCGTTTTCGCGGTCAGCGGCGGCCATGACGACCTGTCCGCCAGCCTCCGCCTCCGGCCCCATGAAATGGGCGAGGGCGAGCGCACTGGCCAAGGTTGTCTTGGCGTTGCCGCGAGGAATCCAGATGCAAGCCAACCGTACCTTGCGGCTCCCGTCTTCGTTGGACGGACCATAGATGCGGCGGATCACGGCCTCCTGAAAACTGTGCAGGTGGAAGGGGCGACCGGCAAAGTCTCCTTCCCACAGGCGCAGGCGGCGGACGAAACGGCATATCCGGTCTGCTCGGCCTGTCGGGTCAGGATAGAGTGCTGGATCAGGCGAGAAGATCGGCCCAGTCGTCATTTTTGCGTCCTTCGTCCTTTCCTTTCGAGCCGCGGCGGTGCGGGGTGAGGCCGAGTTCAGCCGCAAGCAGGCGGGCTTCCCGCATGGCGGCGCTCTGCATTTTGAAGGCTGGATGGGGTTTGGGGCCGTCTTCGGTATCGATCAGCCGCCCATCGCGGCCCATGATCTCCTCGCATTCACGCACCACGCCGACGGCTACGCAGTAGCTTTCCAGCGTTGCCAGCGTGTCCGAGGACAGCAGATTTCGGCCGTGCAGTTCCGGGGCAGCCCGCTTCCATTCAGCCTTGGCCTGCGATGTGAGCCAGGCTGGCGCGGACGGGCATTTGCCGCGCACGGTCCCGCCATCGATGACGGTGAGCTTCGGCTTCCTGCCCTTCATTTTAGAAAACTCCCAATTTCCGAAAGATTGCGCGCAAGATTGGGTGGCGGTCCCTGGCCAACTCGCTCAGAATTCGAAGCTGCCCCCTCCCTCTGTGACCGGCCGGCCGAAGCCGCCATCATGCTGGGCCGTCTTGCGGCTGTGGCACCGGCGGTTCATGGGCTGCCAGTTGGCTCGGTCCCAGAAGAGGCCCATGTCTCCCTTGTGAGGTATCCTGTGATCCACAACGTCAGCCACCTGGCCGCACCCACAGATGCACAGGCGGTTGCGAGGCAGGGCAAGCCACGCCTTGCTTTCCCGCTGCCACTTCCGATCGTAGCCCCGCGCTCGCGCTGATGGACGCAATGCCTCGGTCATGGCCTTGCATTGAGGGCAGCGGTTGCCGGTGTAGGGTGGGTGCCCCCTCGGGCAGTGCTTGGGTGGTGCCCAAGGCATCGAGTCATCCTCTCAGAACTCTGTGCTTCACGGGCGATACCCTCATTATTAGTGAGGGTATCCTTTGCTTCAGGCGGGTGAGGGCGCGGGCTGAAACCCGCACCCAGCTAATCAGGCAGCCGCCATGCGAAGGAACTTGATGGCTTCCGCCTTCACCACGCCACCGGCCACGCGGCGGCGGGCATGGAAGCGCACCTGGCCCTTCGTCTGGATAGAGTACGGATCCCGCAGCACGGACAGGGACACGCGGTCAAAGATGCGGAAGCCCTGCCGGAAGTCGCCGAAGGCGACGGGAACCGCGCCTGCGCCAAGGTCCGGCATGTCAGGCATCTCAACAACCGGGCGGCCAAGGATGGTCGGGGGATTGCCTTCGGCAAGGGAGTCCCGCCACAGGTAATCGCCGGATGCGTTCTTCAGCTTGCGAACCACGCCGATGGTGCTGCGGTTCATAATCCACGTTCCGTTGGCCGCGTAGAAGCCCGGCAAGGCATGGAACAGGTCAATCAGCTCATCAGCCGTGATCGCGTTGGCCGCTACCGCCTCAAGGGCAGTAATGCCAGCCGTGTTGAGGAGGCCGCTCGGCTGCCCGGTGCCGGTGCCGTTGATGAATGCCGCGCCCTCAGCTCGGCCGAACTCCTCGGCAAAGTCCGAGGAAAGCTCAGCCTCCATGTTGAAGGCGCTGTCTTCCAGCAACTGGTTGGAGATGTCCACATAGCAGCCCAGCTCGTAAACGGTCAGGGTCTGCTGACCATAGCTGGGCTGGGTGCTGTCGCGGTCATCCGTCTCACCTTCCCACTTGGCCGTGAGCGTGCCGGTGCGCTTGGGGAGGAGGATCGAGCTGCTCGAAGCCTGACTGATCCGGGCGAGTTGCCGCATGGGGCTGAACAGCACCAGGTTCTTGATAAGCTCGCGCTGGAATTGGTCAGGGACCAGATAGCCTCCGGCGGTGTCGGCAGAGACGGTCAGCGCCTTGGCTTCCAGCGGGTCCATCCGCTCGAGGCCGCGGCGCAGGAACGAACCGAAGGCCTTACCCTCAAGCTCGGCCGGTGCCGGCTTCACTTCGGGGGCGATACCGCCCGGGCGGTTCAGCTTCTGCTCGATGCGCGAAGCGGATTTGGCAACATTCGTGATGCTGGCCTCCACCGCCTTCAGGCGGGTGTCGATACCGGCCACGCTTTCTTCAATGGCGGTGACGCGCTCTTCAATATCGGTGTCGCCCGCTTCGGGCGCGGGGTTCTGTTCATTGCGATCCATGTTGTTTCTCCGTTCATGCGCCGCGCCCATCGCGGCATTCTTCACGCTGGTGATCCGTGCCCGTGTCGCGGCAGGGATCGTCACCAACGAGATTTCGTAGAGGTCCACGTCTTTCAGGATTCGGCCGCCGCCAGGGCGGGGTTCAGACGCCCGCGTGCGGTAGCCAATGGAAAGGCCATTCAGCGCCCCGGCCTTCAGCAGGGCATAGGCTTCCTGCCCCCGGCGGGTTTCAAGGATCAGGCGGCCAGTCACGACAAGGCCTGCGCTGTCCTCCCGCACGTCCAGCCAGATGCCGATGGGTTCGGCCAGATCGTGGTGCCACAGCATCAGGGGCACGGTTCCCGCCGCCTTGTGCTGGGCGAGGCTTCGGGCGAACGCGCCCTTAGCGATCACGTCGCCGTAGCTGTCCGGCTCATCGTTGAACAAGGAGGCATAGCCGGTCAAAACTCCGGCCTCGCTGGTGGACAGCTTCACTTCGAGGTCAAAGCGATCCATTGCGGGCCTCCGGCTTGCTGGCGTCTTCGGTGTTCATCGGCAGGCGGAACTGATCGCCGCCAGCGTAGGGCGGGCGGTTCTCAGCGGCGCGTACTTCGTTCGGGGAAAGCAGGCCGTTGGTGACGGCCTTCGCATAGGCATCGAACCGGGCGGCCAGATCGGCACGGGCAAGATCGTCGGTCAGGAACTCTGCGTAGTACTGTGCTCGCTCATCTTGCGTCAGGAGAGAGCGACGGATTGCCCCTTCCCAGCACTTGAGCCACGGCAGCAGAGTCAGGGACAGGAACTGCTGGCCCATGTGTTCGGCATTGTTGTGAGTCGTGCGCTCCAGTTCCTGAAGCAGATGGAGCGGGATGCGAAAGACGCGGGCAATCTCCGCCAACTGGTGCCGGCGCATTTCCAGAAACTGAAGATCCACGGAGTTGAACTGGAGCGCCTGGAAGTCCATCCCATCTTCGAGGATCAGCGTCTTGCCCGCATTGGCTCCACCGGAGTGAGCGGCGTTAAAACTGTCCTTGAGGCGGCGAAGCGCCTCCGGACCCAGGGTCTTGGCATATTTGAACACGCCGCTAGGCCGCGCACCGGAGCCGAACAGCCGCGCTCCGTACTCCTCCATGACAAGGGCCAGCCCGATCGCTTCCTTGGCCTGCATGATGGGAGACATGCCAACATGCGGAGCGGTGCCGAGGGTCCGCAGGTGGAAGATCTCGGTGCGGTCATAGACGCGCTGGCTGCCGTCTGCTGCCGTCACGCGGTAGAAGGGTTCGAGCGTCGCCGTGTCGATCTCCACAGTGACGCACGGAGAAGGCAGGGGAATCAGCTCGGCAATCTGTCCATCGACGCGGTTGATATAGGCGTAGGCGTTGCCGTGCAGGCAGAGGGACGTTTGCAGGTACAGTTTGAACTCGAAAGCCGAAGTCCAGTCGTTGGCCTGGCCGCTCAGCAGCTCTTCTAGCGGATGGTTGCTCGCCCGCTCCTTGCCGCCGCCGGGAAGGCGCTGGAACAGGTGCAGGGGCAACTGGGCGACGGATTCAGAGATGACCTTCACGGCCGCATAGACCGCTGGGCAGCGCATGGCCGTCTCCGGTGTTACTGCAACACCAGAGGCCGCTGGACTGCTTCCGAACAAGGCGAGAAGTTCGGAAGAGGGATTGGCCAGTGTTCCCTTCCCTTCCAGTCTAAGAAGCTTCTTGAGGCGATCAATCATTTCCGTTCACAAGCAGTTGCTGTGAACTAGATTTGCCATTATCGTTGCGATCTAAAGAAAAAACGGCCACGAAGGCCGCCTTAGATTTTCCGGAATATTCCGGAATATTCCCGATTATTCTTGGTCACTCTGTCCGTGTTGCTCGGAGCCGAACACTTCCTGCCATGCGCGAGCCTCCGCTTCCTGGCGCGGAAGGCCGCCGTCAAATTCCATGATGGCGGCTCGCTCCTCGTAATCGTCCAGTAGGTCTGCGTCACCTATGCCTACGCCCTGCGGCGCTGACGTCAGCGGGGTCAGGCCCAGCCGCCGGGCGAGCGCAGCAGCTCCGCTCAGGTCAATCATGCTCTTCCTCCCCCTGGCTGTCGCCAAGGATGTGGGAAGCGATGACATAGCAGCGGTATGTTTTTGACGACATCGGCAATCGCACGTTTCGCTGGGGCTTGCCTTGCTCGCCAGCCTTCAGGATGCCGTGCTTCAGCAGCGTGCGTGCCACAAGCGACGGGTCAAAGCCCTTGCAGATTTCCGACCGCCACACCTCTGGCAGCACGATATATTCGGTGCCCCCAGCCTTATCCCGACGGCGAAAACCGGCGCGATCCACAATACGGGTTTCAATCGGGTTGCCGAAGCCATCCTTGGGAGCCAATTCCCCCATCGGCTCGAACCGGGAGGATCCGTGCAACTCGATGAAGCGCCGCACCGCCGCCAGCGCCTCCCGCTCTTCTGCGGGTTCGGCCCCGCCTCGCGCCTCCAGCCAGTCGGAGAAGCACTTTGCTGCCGCATGGGCGGCCTCAAGTGGCTGCCAACCGACAATGCCGAATTGGATGGCAAGCTCGCCGGCTGCCGCGACAAGGCCAAAGCGGGCCAGTACCCGCCGCACTTGTCCATCCGCAAAGGGAGGGCAATGCGCCTCAATGAATTGCTGCTGGATGTTCTTCACCTCGCCAGGAATTTCATCGCGGCTTCGCACCAGGGCGTGCAGAAAGGTAAGGGAGGCGTGCCCGAAGTGTTCGCTGACCGCTGCCTTCAGATGGCGGGCGAACTCATCGGCAGACGGGAAGCCATGCAGGTTCTCGAAGATGCCAAGGCCCGCGCCGGCATCGGCCGGAATGTCGGTGACACGGACTTCCTGACCGGCAGCAGCGCGGCCGCCGCGCCCGTCCTCCGCCATCTTGTCAGCCAGGCTGATTTCCCCGGTTGAAAGGAACAGTGTGCGCCACCGTAGCGCCCGGCGTGCCTCTCCATTCCGGCCGGCGCGGGTTTTCCCCTGGCCGTTGGCCAGCATGTAGGCACTCTGTCCAACCTCCCGGCTATCGCACTGGCCCATCTCGTCCAGCAGAAGCACGGTGTCGCAGTGCATCGCCGCAATGGACTCAAGGCCGTTCGAGGTGGCCCGCCATGAGCGGATGAAATCCCTGCCACCCCAGACGGAGCCAGCCACTTGCAGCGCCGTGGTCTTGCCAATGGATGACCCGCCCCGGAAGTGGAAGCCGCCCGATTCCGTCTCCACGAGTTTCAAAAGCGGGCCGGCCAAGGCTGCGCTGATCGCGAAGACGAGGCGGGAGTTTCCGACCGCCAACGCCGCAACGCTGCTCTGCCAGCCATCCAGCGTGCCGCCCACCCGGTAAGGATCGGTCGCATAGGCATCACTCTGATACAGCACCCGCTCGCCATCATTGCCGAGGGTTATGGTTTGACGGGGCAGCACAAAGGCCTGACTGCTCCAGCCAAGGTGGCTGACACACCGCGCCTTCTCGGTGGGGCGGGCGGTCGAAATCATCTCGTGCAGAGCCTCGCGTGCGAAGCGGCCCGGCGCGAGAATGAGGCCGAGGCTGAGCAGCCGCTCGCGGTATGCGCTGCCGTCGCCTGCCAACATGGACATGGGCATTGCCCACTCCTTGCTTCGGGCGTCCCGATCCGTGACCCTGAGCAGCCGCCCCCAGTCCTCGCCATCGTCGTTGCGGGTCTCGGCCACCACTTCAAGGGGCGAGCAGAACCAGCGCCACTCGATGGTGGTTTGTCCGGTCTCCTTGTCCACTTTCTCGATGCGCTTCTCCACACCATGTTCGGTCAGGCGAAACGGCCAGCGCCAACCGGACGAGGCTTCAGCAGTGTCTTCTTCTTCATCATAAGGGTAGGGCGAGAAGAAGTGGGGCTGGCTGGCCCGCGCCTCCTTCACCGCCTCGGCTGTCCAGCCCTCTTCCAGGGCGTCGGCCAGATCCCAACCCTTGGGAATGTCGGCACCGCGGGGCAGCTTTTCACCGTTGCGCCAGATCCAGTCCGCCAGTTGATGCGGCGCAAGATGCAGGATCTCGGCAGTGCCAGCCTCACGCAGCAGCGAGGCCACCTTGTCGCCAAATCGGGCACCCGGTTCGTCGTTGTCCGTCGCAATGATGACCTGCCGCCCGGCCAGTGGCGTCCAGTCGGCCCTGTGAGGGGATTGGGCACCGTTGGGCGGGGTTGTTGCAATCAGGTCAGGAAAGAGAACCGTCGCCGCGTCCGCCGCCTTCTCCCCCTCCGTGACGATCACGGGCGCGTCAGGGCGGGCCATGATTTCGTGCAGCTGATAAAGGGGGCGCTGGCCCTCGATGCCCTTGGCGCGCCACTGCCGTCGGTCGTTTCCGAGGTCGCAGAAGGTGAGGGGCAGATACTCCTTGGATGGAGCACCCTCTGCGTTCTGGTAGTCGAAGCGGGCGATGTAGAAGAGGAGCTGCCCTTCGGCATTGTGGTAGGGCCAGCTCTTGGTGGGAATGCCGAACTCCGGGTGACGGAACTTCACCTCGGGGGCATCATCCGGCACCGGCAGGATTGGCCGCCGATTATCGCTCCGGGCGGAGGCTCCCTGCGAAGATGCGATTTCCTCTGGCGTTAGAGGAGAGAACATGTTCATATTCAGATACCTAGCATGGAGGCAAGGGAGCGGGCGGCCTCGGCCTGGCTCACATCGGCCAGATAAGCGGCCAGGCTGATCGGATCGCCGCCCCTGTCTCCGGTTGCAAAATCCGCCCACTTTCCTGTTCGCATGTTCACCCGGAAGCTGCCGGGGGTGCGGTCAGCACGCCTTGGGTTGCGGGCGGTCCATTCGTTGCCGACGCACCGGCCATCCGGCAGCCAGCGCGCCACCAGAGACGGCAGCACGGCTAGAGCCGCAGCGTTGATGCGGGCGTAATCCATCAATGTGTCGCCTCCCGCCGCATCCGGACATAGATGGCGCGGAGCCATGCTTCCTGCGCTTCGGTCGGCTGGCGGCCACAAACAAGGTGGGCGGCAACGCTTGTGATGAACTCCCTCTCCCGTGGCGCAAGGCGGCCGTGGTCATTGTCCCGGCACCAGATAGCCACTTCCTCCCACGTTTGAGGATCGCGGCTAAGTGCGGCAATGGCTTCCAAGGATGAAGCCAGATCGTGGAAGTCCAGGCCGGCGCTTTTCAGCGTGCGCTCGATGGCACGCACCGCCGCCAGCGCCTCGCCGTCGTGGTTGGTGCCGAGCAGGGGCAGCAACTTGGTCAATTTCGGGGCCACGGCTTCAAGGCTCATGCTCACTCCTCCGAGGTGCTGCTGACGGGAGCGGAAATCTTGGACGCAACCCAGCGGTCCAGTTCTTCGACCGGGTAGAGGGGAGTGCGATTGATCCGGCTGTACCTTGGGCCGCCGCCCACCGACGCCCACTTGCTCAGGGTCGCGGGGGCTACCTCGATGCCGTGCACCAGGCGCAGATACTCCGATGCCTCCCAACGGCGGAGGCGCGGCTTGCGAAGGGCTGGCGGCAGGCAAAGTGCGGCCGTTCCCGCCGAAGCGGGCTTGGTGATCTCATCCATGTTTGGTCTCCTGCTAAAGGAGCAGTGGGCTGCCGGTTATCCCGATGCGTGCCCCGTGTTGCTCGTCATGTTCCGGCTCCCCCCATGAAATTGTTGCGGCGTCGCCTTCCTTGACCCTTGATATGCCCCGCTCTTTCGAGCTGCCGCCCCAGGGAGGAAAGCTTTTCGTTGTTGGCCTCGCCGCGTCAGCCTCTCGGAGATGGGGCGGGGAGATCTTAAATTTCTTGGCCTTCCCACCATTCAACCGTCGCTATGGGCTTCCGGGCCCGGCTTCGCAGATGAAGGCCCAGCGCAGCTAGGTCGAGAACGATAGAGATAGTGGAGACTTCTGCGCCAAGCTGTCGGTAAAAACTGTCTAGTTCGTCAACCGTGTGAATGCCGCCCGGCGCGGGCAGGATGACGCCGAAGCGCTTGGCAGAGAAGGCGAGCGGCAGTTTCTGCCTGTCCGCATCGTCGTTGCACCAAGCCTGGTACCCTTCGGCAGTTTCCCAAGCATCCTCACTGGCCATCGCATGGTGTGTGACATGCGAGGCCATTGCAGGCAGCCAAGCTCCAACCCGCTGAGGGCCAATACCCTGCTCGGACAAGGTACGCAGAATCAGAAGCTCGGCCACTTCGCCAAGATGAAAGCGCTGCCACCCATCGCCATCAGGCCGACGAATGAGCCCGCGCCGCCGCCAGTCTCGGATAGTGGCGGGCTTAATGTTGGTGATCGCCTCAACCTCCATGGGGAGGAAGCTGGCGTGGCGGAATTCAGGGATTCGGATCGTATCGGTCATAAGCGTGTTATCCACCACGCTATTTGGTGTGTCAATAGAGCGTTGTACGCGCCACGCTTTTTTTGAGTCGACCGTAGCCCTGATCCATTTGCCTGCTCCTACTGGCCGAAGAACGACCGTCCAACGGGCGTTGCAACGCTCGTTGAACGGGGGCACTGACGGGGGTTTCAAGGGGGGTATCCGATCAAGGGTGTCGGCTGAGCCGACACCCTTTTTTCGGTGATTGCCGAATAACAGGCTGGGGTGTCAGTTGAATTGACACCCCTTCCCGGTGCAGCCCTCTCAATGAGTTACCTTGGCCAGTCGCCGCAGGTCCGCGAGGATGGCGAGCTTGTCTTCCTCATCGCCTCGGTCGCATTTCCCATTCTCGCCCCAAACCATCGTGAGCTTGTGCAGAACGGCAGCGAGATCAGGGGCCGGGGTGTTCATGAGCCGAGCCTCTGCCGCATACGCCTTTTCCCAGGCGGCATCAGCCGAACGCTCCAGTTCGGTGACCCGGTGTTTCCGTTTGAGTTCGTCCCGCTTGGTGTGCCAGGCATCCCATTGGGGGATCAGCACCTTGCGGGCCTCATCGAAGGCGGAACCCAGGCCGGTTCCATCGAAGCTGCATTTGCCGCGCAGTTCTTTCTCCGAGATAAACTCGCAGGGAAAGAGCATCGTGGTACCATCATGGCGCGTGATGGGCACATGGTGAAGCAAGGGGGGCTTCTCGGGGCTCTCCGCGACGAATGCACCGAACGCCGCATCTGCCTGCTGGCCTACCAATGTGGCAGTGGCCTCGGCTGCTGCGTGTTCTCTGACGGCCTTATCCCATGCTTCCCTGTCTGGTGTATGCGCCAGCGCGGAGGGCGCGGCGATCAAAGAGGATACTGCCAGAGTGCCAAAAACTTTCTGATTAAACGCATTAAGGCATGGTGCAGCCATGATGGTACCTCCTGACAAAATCACTTGCAGATAAAGCCTGGGCGTGGGTGCCAGCCTCGTCCGGCTTTATTGTGCAAGTTGTGCCAGTTGTGCCTATATGTCAACTCATATTGTGCCACAGGCACAAGTGGCGTAATAAGCAACATATGACTGAGGAACGAAAAGATCAGCGCATCCCGATCATGATGGCGAGCAGCGAGGTTGCTCGGATCGATCAATGGCGCGCCAAGCAGCCAGGGATCCCCTCGCGTGCCGAGGCTATCCGTCGCCTCGTTGAGCTTGGCCTTGAGGTGAGCAAGCGCGAGCGAAAATGAGTAAGACTAGCCGGCCGGAGGCCATCCGCACTATTCTCCAAAGGTTCCTTGAGGGGTAAGGCCATGCCGGTTTCGATCATGGATCTGAACGGGCCGGAACGCTGGTGCCTGCTGGTGCTGTATATGCCTGAGCCGCTGGATAACTTGCCGGGCGTCGGGAAAACCTCCATCGATCGGCTGGTGAGCTTGGGGCTTATCGAGGAAGATCCTGAAACCCCTTTGAACGCCGCGGTCCATTACCGGCGCACCGATGAAGGCACGCGGATTCGCAATGAATTGATAGCCGCCGGCTGCTCGCCCGTTTAAGGCTGAGGTCTAGCCCCCCATACAGAAAGGCGTTCGAATGGCTGAGCTGGAACCCGTAGTCCTGCAAGAAGACGAAGCAACGGGCGACCGCTTCCTTGTTTACAGCACGGACAAGGGGTTAAGGCTCGATATCCGCTATGAGGGCGAGTCCCTGTGGATGACGCAGGCGCAAATCGCTCAACTGTTTGGGCGGGATGTCTCCAATATATCTCGTCATATCAGTAACATAATAGAGGAAGGGGAGCTGGACGAGGCGACTTCTTTGCAAAAAGCGCAAACATCTACTGGCCGCCCCGCCACCCTCTATAGCCTCGATATGGTTATCTCGGTCGGCTACCGAGTGTCCTCGGCGCAGGCTACGCTGTTCCGCCGCTGGGCTACCGAGAAGCTCGTCCAGTTCGCCACCAAGGGCTTTGTCATCGACTCTACGCGCTTAAAGCAGCCGGACTATGCTGACCGACTGGCCGAGCTGCGCGAGATCATCCGGGATATCCGCTCGGATGAGGCAAACGTTTACCGCGAACTGCGCCGCATCTGCGCCATGTGCCAGGACTATGATGGCGAGTCTGAAAAGTGGCGCGAGTTCTACAGAACCACTCAGGCAAAGATTGTGTACGCGGTGACATCGCTGACGCCCGCCGAGGTGATCATGACGCGGGCCAATGCGGACCACCCAGACATGGGGCTTACGACCTGGCCGAATGACAACATTCGCAAGGGCGATGTCTCGATCTCAAAGAACTACTTCGGCGATGCGGAAATCAAGGAGCTTAACCGGCTGACCACCATCCTGTTGGACATTTTTGAAGACCAGGCGGACCTTGGGCGACTTGTCATGATGGAGGATGCCAAGCGGCTCTTGGATCAGCAGCTCAAATTCCTTGGCCGATCTGTTCTGATGGGCGGTGGCAAAGTTTCCACAGCGCAGGCCAAGCGCCACGCTGAAAGGCAATACGCTCTTTATGACAGCAAACGAAAGGCGGAGCGACGCCGCGAAGCGGATAAGGCTCTAACGGAACTGAAGAAGACAGCCAAGGCGCTGCCAAAATCGTCTAATACGAAGCGTAAAGGGTAAATTTCGCTTCGCTGCTGCTGATTTGCTTGCTGTGATTGGGGAATAGAGGGTGGCTATGGATTTAAAAGCTTTTGTTCAGGAAACGCTCGTGCAGATCGTGGAAGGCGTAGAAGGTGCACAGAGGCAGCTGGCGAGTGGAGCGAGCAACGCACGAATTAATCCGACGACCCTGTTTGATACTGATTCGTCTGGTCATGGCACGCCGGCCCCTGTTGAATTTGACGTGGCCGTAACTGTTTCTGAGGCTAACACATCTGGGGTTGGGGGCGGGCTGAAGGTTGTGGGGATTCAGCTGGGCGGCGAGACTAAAGATACCAAAACCGTTCAAGCAGTTAGCCGAATAAAATTCGCTGTAGATTTGGCGCAGCCCTCCTCGATTAACTATGTGGCAGCCCCTAAATCGACCATAGAAATGTACTGATAATATCGTGCTTGGAGCTAAGGGCGTCCGCATTGTGGACGCCCTTTCTTTTTGCCTGAGGCTCACCAAAGCCCCCCATTGGTGAAGGCATAGGTGAAGGCCTTGATGGGGCCGTGCCCCTAAGCTTAACTTAGCCTGGCACAGCTTGACCCTCCACAATGGAGAGGGTCGGCTGATGCCGTCCATACTGTGGACGGCAGGTCACGCACTGTCACGCCGCATCACGCATGGAGCCTGAGAGCGGTTTCCGCCAGATCCGGCGAAAACCCGAGGTCTGCCGTCGGCAATTCCGACGCCAGCTAGATGGGGGATGAACACGCATCTCCTGACGGTTGCCCGGCCTTTTCTTTGTTCCCTAGTGTTCCCTAACCCCTATCATATATAGGGAACAGAAAATTCGCATATAAATCAGACAGTTAAATGCTGTGTTCCCTGTGTTCCCCATGTTCCCCGGAAAAATAGATGTTCGCGTGAGGCATTTTCAGCCGCCCTGTGCCCGCCGCGGAAGAGGGACCACCCTTCCTTCGGCCTTAGTCATCATGCTGTGAATGGTCCGGGCCACCTTGTCGGCCGCCGCGATCAGCACGCTGTCGAGGTGATGGACATAACGCGAGGTCACGGATCCGGCTGAATGTCCAAGCAACGCCGCCACAACGCTTTCCGTGAAGCCGAGGTCCGCCGCCACACTGGCAAGAGAGTGCCGCAGCGTGTGGGGTGTCACCCCCTCCAACTTGGCCCGGTCCATGACACGCTTCCAGGCGCGAGCCATGCCCCTGAAGGCTCCCTCACCCCTAATGGCGGTTAGCACAAACGGGTTGCCGTCCTCTGGGGCGATCTGCTCGATCACATCAAAGGCAGCGCGGCCCACCGGGCGGACTGATGCTCCCTCCTTGGAGTCTTCCAGCCGGAAACAGCCGCCTTCCTTGTCCACCTCCGCCCACTTGAGGTTCTGGATCTCGCCCAGGCGGCATCCGGTGAGGGCCAGCAGCCAGATGGCATAAAGCCCCTGTTCCGTCTCCCGGTCTGCCTCCGCCGCCGCCAGCGCCTTGCCCAGTGCCCGGTACTCATCGGCATTCAAGCGCCGCTGCCGCCGGTTATCGGCCGGGCGCTTCACTCCGGTTGCTGGGTTGAAGGGGATGACGCCTTCCGCCACTGCGAAGGAGAGGATGCCGCCCAGCAGCCCGGCTGTGCGCGCCGCCGTGCCTGCCCCTCCCTCCACCACTGCCTTGCCGCCCTTGCGCTCAGTGGTCACGACTGCGGCCGTCTTGCCGGCGGACACGTCCCGAATGAAGCGGCTGATGTCAGCTTGCGTCAGATCGCGGACCAGCTTCTTGCCCAGCAGGGGTTTGATATGCCGCTCGATGCGGCCCCGGTCGCTGTAGAGCGTGGATGCCTTCTTCGGCTGTCTGCGCTTGCCCATGACAAGCCCCTTCTCGGCAGCCTTTAGGTAATCGTCGCAAAGCTGGGTGACGGTCAGAGACTTTCGACGGGTCTGTTTGTCCTCCTGCGGATCCTCGCCCCGAGCCACCTGCCCCAGAATGATTCGGGCTTCCTTGCGGGCCTCTTCGACGGTCAGGGGGCCATGCGCTCCGATCTTCATGCGCCGAAGGCGGGTGCCAGCCCTATACTGGGCCACATAGACCTTCTTGCCTGTGGGCCACACACGCACCCCGAAGCCGGGCAGTTCGTCATCCCACTCAAAGTAGTCCTTGTCCCGCGGCTGAAGGGTGTCGATCAGCCGCTTTGTGAGCCTTGCCAT